AGTATGCTTGAGAAGGTTGTCATAGAACTCCTCGGAGGCCTTATTAGCTTCCTCCAGGGACTTTTTCTCCTCCTCGTTCTGCTGCTTGATCTTGGGCTGCTTGTTCAACAGATCGGCCTGCGCCTTGATCAACTGCTCCAGGGTGATTTTGTGCGTCTGATACATCTTGGTCAGACGGTTCCAATCCTCCGTGAAGGTGGGGGCTAGGCCGGCCAGCTCATTCATCAGCTTGATTTGCTTAGCCTGTTCGGCGTTGGCGGCCTTAATTGCGTCCTTATCCGGACCGGACTTAGGTGGGACCAGCTTTTTGAAGGTCGAACCGAGCTCCTTGGCCGAATCATTTGCGGATTTGGTGGCGGCGGACGCAGTGCCCAGGCTGGCGGTCAGGCGGGCCACGGCAGTGTCACCATTGGCGAAGGATTGGTATACGCCCTCGGCGTACTCGGAGCCGCCGTTGTTGAATTGGTCGATGCTGTCGTTGATCGATTTGATCTTGGCCGCCACCTCCGAATCGAACAGACCCGCCACCTTGGCCGAGAGGGTGAGAACGCCCTGCAGCGGGAGGGTGACGAACTTGAGGATATCGGAGCCCACGCCAGCGAAAGCCCCGCCGATCAGCTTTACTCCGTCCTGGAAGCCCGCGATCAGGTAGCGCGCACCGATGATGGCGACCTGGAACACGCCCATATCCGCGCCCCAACCGGTGATGCCGCCGGCCACCTCCGCCGTGGCCTTAACCAGGCCCCAGACATCGCCCACCAGGCCCTTAGTGAGGTCCCAGATTTCACCCAACCCATCTTTATTCTGATCGATCCAGCCGCCCACCGCCTGGAATGCGGCGATCATTTCGTCCCGGATGGCCGGGATCATATCGCGGGCGACTTCCAGCATACTCACAACGCCGAAATTGGTGCCGGACGCCTTATTGATGTCGTCGATGGCCACTTCGATGTCGTTGCGGAAGCGGCGGAACGCGCCCCCGGCAGTGTCCGGCAGGGACTTGGCCTCCGCGTTCAGCTTGCCCATGGAAGCGATGAGGGCATTACCCACGACATCAGCCGTGAGTTTGCCTTCGGTAGACATCTGCTTAAGCGTGCCGACAGGGACTTTCATACCCTCGGCCATGGCCTTCATAAAGCGCGGGGAAGCCTCTGCGATGGACCGGAATTCATCGCCCTGGAGCTTGCCGCTGGCCATAGCCTGGGCGAACTGCAGCGTAGCGGATGCGGCTTCTGTAGACGATGCACCACCCACCCGCAGGGAGGTGCTGAACGCGTCGACGATGCCGCGTACCTCGTTCATCGTACCGCCCGCGTTGCGGATCGGGTCAGATAGCTTGGTGTAAAGTGATGCGACCTCCTGGAGGCCAACATTATTTTTCTGCGCAATAGCGTAAACGTCTTTTTGCGCTTGTTCGAAATTGGCGGTGGACTCGGTGGCCAGTTTAAGACGGGCGTTCATCAACTGCATGGCATCCGCAGTCTTAATGAACGCCAGGCCCGCCATGCCCCCGCCGAGGCTCAGGAGAGCCGTCCGGAGCATGCCGGACATACTAGTGAGGGCCGAGAATTCGTTGTTCATTCCGCGTGCAGCGGAGCCCGCTTCTCGGGCCGAAGCGGCATATCGGCCATTAGCCTCCCGGAGGCGGCCCTGCGCGTCACGGTAGCGGCCGGCGGCGCGGTCCACGGCATCCGCCGATTCCCCCGCCGCACGGCCTGTGTCACGGAAAGCCTGCTGTCCGGAGCGGAGGCCCGAAGTATCAAAGTCTACGCCGATAGTTTCGATGTCTACGCTCATTCTTGCTCTCTCAGGCTTTGCAACGCGATGGCGTCCAGGACACGAATTGCATCAAGGTGCCAACTACTCGGCCGGATACCCCTGTTGTGGAAGTACCAGCCCATTTCTGACTCTGTGATCTTATCGGGCCCGTTAAGGCCCTGACCACGTGCTCTGTGTAAACCGTTAAACCAGTACCACAGATCGGAGAGGATGGGGGAAAGCTCTGCCGGATTGTGCGCCTCGGGCAGGGTCTGACGGGTCATCCTCTCGACCACTGCGAGAGTCTCCCGCAGGGTCTTTCCGTCTTTGCCGACCTTACTTAATCGGAATTCGTGTCGGGCGTACTCGACGAGCTGGCCGAATTCTTCTTCATGAAGTTTCCCAGGTCATCCGACTCCCTCACAATCTGTTCGATCCAGTGGGGGTTGCGCGCCAGGGCCTTTTGCAGGGTCTCGCGGCTGAATTCCTGGGTAACGTTCTTCCAGCCGATGGCGCGGATGGACGCGCCTTCGATGTTGGCGGCGCGCATTTCTTCCATGGTCTTGACCTTCGGCTCTTTGCCGGTCTTGCGGGCCAGAGCTGCTTCCATGGTGGCTTTGTTGACGTTGCCGTTGATCCAGGTCGAGACTTCGTCCGAGTGCTTACCCTGGACGATCAGGATGACGCCGGTACCGGTGGTGCCGTCCAGGCCCACCAATTCGAACTCGTGACCATCGGCGCAATCGCTGACGGCATCGATTGCCAGGATGTTGACGGGGGCTTTCTTAGCTTTGGCGGTGTTCTTGGTGCTCATTATTTCTTTTCCTTTCGCGGGGGAAGTTATTGCCGGTGCCGGGACACCGCTCCCGCGAAGGAGACAGTGGCCCGGTCCGTGCTCGGTAAAGGGCGGATGCCCTTGTTCTTTATTGCGCCTGCGAATCCTGGATTTGCAGGGTGGTCTTCTCGGTGGCCTGGCCCGCACCACCGCCGGCATCCAGCTCGGCAAAGTACTGGTAGGTGCGCTTGATACCGGTCTCGGCGTCGTCTGGGTCGGACGAATTGATGTTCACCGAGGTCATGGCCAGGGTGATGAAGTCGCCGCCGGCCGAACCGTCCGCGCACAATGCCGACAGGATTTGCAGGGTCTGCTCCTGGAGGAAGGCGGTGTGGATGGACGAATCTGCGAAGTAGGCCGAGAACTGGCCCGACACCTTGATCTTGCCCGAGAAGACATCCGGGCGCAACGTGGTGCCCACCACCGGGTCCGCCACCTGGCCGGAGCCGTCAATGTTGACGGACAGATCGGTGATGACCGCTTGGGGCACGCCACCCACCAGGAGCGCACCGGAGGCCGCGACGACAGGCGCGGTGGTGGTCTCGGCGGTAGGGGTCACGAAGTAGGCCGCCGCGCTGTTGGTCTGGTTCAGGCCCATTGCGGTCAGGTCGATCTTCGCGTTGCCGCTGCCTGGCAGGGACAGAGCCGCTTGCGTGAACTTCACATCGGAGTTAACCTCCGAAGCCGGAACGTCCGACATCCATTCTTCCACGGTGTAATACACGTTGGTATGGCCGGCGGTTGGCACGAACGTGGTTTTGCCGGGGAAGGTCAGGGTGGCAGTGGCGATCGGACCTTGGGCGGTCAGCGCCGAGCCGTCCAGGGTCATGACGGTCAGGGCCAGGGCAGTGACAGCGGTGATGAACAGGTTCTTGTTCAGATTTCCTGCATTGAACGCGCCGGCCGTCAGACGACCCACCATGCCCACCTTCGCGCCATCCGTCAGGAACGAGCCCGCAGCGCGGGTCAGGGTGTACAACTGAACACCACCCACGGTCGCGCCGTTGGCGATGGTAAAGGATGCGTTGGTGATCGCAGCGACGGCGGCGAAGTCACGGCGCAGCAGGGCCGCCAGGACATCCGAATAAGTACCCGGCGACAGCAGGCCGGTCAGCTTGCCATCGACCTGCTTCGCGCCGTGACGGTTCGCCGTGACCTGCATGGTCGAGGTGATTTCCGATTCGGTCGTGAAGTTATCTTTCTTGAGCGCGAAGGTCGAGCTCTCGCGGCGCATGATTTGCGCGCCGCCAGTGGCCGCTACGGTGCCCTTTGCAGCCTGGCGCTTTACTCGCGTCTGTTTGAAAACGCCTTGTGCGTTTGGCATATCTACCTCGTTTGGTTTAGCCTGCACACTGCAGGCGGTTCAAGTAAACCCAGCTCAGCCGGGGACATAAGCGTGCCAGGGCACGGATACCGGGACGGCCCACCGGCCGTCAGATGGGAAACCGTTGGCCACTTTGGTGGGGTCAACCACGCACACCCTAAGGCCCCCCTCCTGAATCACCATGGGCGGTTTGAACAGATCGACGATCTTGGCGGCCTGGGCTGACGCATCATCCGTGCCCCGGCCCTCCGGGAACATTAAGGTGACCTGCATGATACCGCCGATCTTTTTCAGCTTGCGGCCCATAGTCCCATCGATCGGGCTATCCCACAACATCCCACAGCGCTGGTACGCTACACCATCCTCGGGCGTAAAGCGCACATTTTCAAAGGCCGTGGGCAGATTCCCCGGCATTTCGGCCAGGTGCCTCTCCAGGGCGTTGCGGGCGTCCGCGTAGGAATCGTTCATCGGGTTTGCCTCGCAATCGACGTAACGATAGCCCGCAGATCACGCGCCGTGATACGAACCAGGCCGGCCGGGGCTTGCTGCGACCAGTGCTCATACTCAATGCGCTTGGAGTACGGCATCGAGTTGGTGACGTACAGGCGACCAATGCCGTCCCATGCGCCGATCTTGGCCGCGCCCCGCGCAATCGAGCCTGAACCGGAGGCATCCGGGGGCAAGGAATTGTCGAAATTGATGCCCCCCACTTCGACTTGCCAGTTGCCTTTAAAACGGCCACCCACGTAGCCGGCCGGGGCCGGGTTCTTCCAGAGTGACGGATTACCCACCGGGCTGCGCTCCGTCAGTAGATCGATGCCTCTCATGGCCAGAGCTCGGCCGATCCGGGACAGGCGCTCCTCGCCATTCTGCATACGGGCCCCGAAGCGGCGGCGGAAGGCGGCGTTATTGGTGGCCATCAGGCCCTCGCCTGCAGTTCGATCACAACAGCCGTGCCGCCAGGCTTGGTCACCCTGACATTCTCGATGCCGTAGGTGGTGCCGCCCACCCGGATACGGTCGCCCTTCACAGGGGTCGAGGTGATCCCCTTAGCTGATACCAGGATTTTAGTATCGGTGGCTAGGACATTCCCGCCTACTTCATTGGCGTTGTAGTCCAGGGTGACGGCCTTTGTGTCGGTCGTGGTGCGGGTTACGGACGCTCTGCCGGTACCGGGAACGTACGCCCCGTCCGTTTCACGGATGAGGACAGCCGATTCCCCGAACTCTGCCAGGAGTTCATGGGCTTCGGATGCCAGATCGTCGTAAAATGCAGTCATTGCGGGGGCCTCTTGGATTCCCCGCAGTATACCACAGAGGACAGCCCCCGTCTAGAGTCGGAGGGTCAGCAGCGGGTGATCTTTAGCGAGGAGCCGCCGGCCGATGATAGGTCGGACACCAGGGGCTCTAACATACGGTCAACGGCGGGATATTTCTTCTCCCTTGAGCTGTGGGTGTCGAATTCTTTGATAATGGGCCCCACCCTTACCGTCTTGACCCCCTGGCCCAGGTCGTCCAGGAGCGGGCCGGCGGCCGCGCGAAGGGCCATCTCGGCGCAGGCATTTTTCACCTCGCGCGGCACGACGTTGTAGGGCACCAAGTAGGCCATACTGCCGCTGCCCGCGATGTTTTCGCTATCATCCACAGTGACCCCCTGGCGCGGCCAATCGAGTGCCTGGTCGAACCGCAGGCGGGCCCCCTTCCAGCGGCCACGATATGTCTGCACCAAATAATCAGTGGCCCGCCTGATGGAGCTCTCCTGGTCGGGCAAAGCCATCGCACCCCAAGTGGTCACACCACGGGCTACCAGATAAGCGGCCACCTCCGCCACGGTGGCATAGGCCTCGGCGTCTTTGACAATTGAGCCATCTTCCACAATCAGTGCCATGCTATTTCCTCAGGGGGTAATTCGGGGCCTGCCCCTTGAGCGGGTAAGGCGTGGTGGGGGTGCCGGGTACGGCTGGCGGGCTCGGTTGGGCTTCGCGCTCCAGCCGCTCACGCTGCCGCCTGGCCAATTCCGAAGGAGTGGCCATTAGCCGAACCATTTGAAATACAGCGGAAAATCGATGACGTCGTCGTTATCGCAAGTCACCCGCAGGGTGTACGATGCATCGTCCTGCCCTGCCGTGGGGGCTGCAGTGGGCCCGGTCACTTGTACTTTCAGGTAGGTCCGCAGCACGCCGTCAACGGTCTCGGTCTCGATGGTGGGCTGCTTGGTGATCGTCATGCGATCGGGTATGGCGATCACACCTGACGCGGCCATGCCGTTGAGCTGGAGGTCCTCGGTGATGTCGTGAACATAATGCCACTTATTGTCCGGGTCCTTATCGGCGTAGAGGCGGTCTTTCTCGCTGTCGTAATATGGGTCTAACTTTTTCATTCCTGGCTCACTTT